ATACCAGCCAAAATCTTAGCCATATCTTCAGCATTTTTTTCAGCTGAGCCATAGCCCGCGCCACTCCACTTTGATGTGTCGCTTGAACCAAGAATCTGCTTAGTTAAAGAACCAAGCACCTCGGGTGTTGGCCCTGCTGGTTTAGCAGGTTGTTCAGGCTGAGTTGGTTGAGCAGTTGGTGCTGGCGTAACGCGAGTCGGCTCAGTAACATCTTGCACAAATCTTTTAAGTGGCTCTTCAACATCTTCAATGATGTTAGATTTTGGATTACTGGGTGCGAATGGAAGCGGCTCAGCTACTGGTTGAGCAGCGGGTTGAGTTGGCGTAGGAGGAGGCTCAATAATATCTTGTACAAATTTTTCAAGCGGCTCTTCAACAATAATGTTATTTAAACCTCTAAAAGGTTCATACGCTGGAGCTGCTTCAGCAACAGGCTGTGCTATTGGTTGAACGGCGGGTTCTGGTTTATCGTTAAAAACCTGAGCGTAGTTAAACGGCTCTTCAACATCCTCAATGATGCCACTTGAACTATTAAAGGGTGCATACACTGGAGCTGGTTCAGCTATTGGTTGAGCAGTGGGTTGGGTTGGCTTAAAGTAATCCTCAAACTGCTGAGCAAAATAATTAACTTCAGGCGCAGCGGGTTCTTGGGACGCAAGTAATGCTGCAACAGGATCTATCTGGGGCGCAGCGGGTTGCGGTGTTGCTTGAATAAAAGGCTGTGAGGGGCGGATGATATTTGTTAAGAATTCTTCCTGAGAAGGACCATCCATCCCGAAGCCACCGTCTTCAAAGTCGTATCTAATTAAACCAAGGTCGCGATCAAATCTTGCCATGTTTTTTCCTTAAGGCAGGGCCGACACAAACGACATAGTTGCCACTACCGACTGCGTAGACGGCTTAGTAGGCGTACCGGAAGCGGCAAGATGTTGGATGGTTACGGCAACATTAGGCACAGACCAATAGATTTCTATGTACTGACCCGCCGTCATACTTAGAAAATAGTTCCAGCCAACAATTGCGTGTCCATCCGTTCCTGCGTGTCTGTTTGGAATAGATACAAAGCCAGTTGACCCCGGTATATCTACCCCGCTTTGTTTTAACCAAATGTAAACATCTTGAAAGGCAGTGTCTGTGTTTTGAAACTGGGCGCTAAACTGTAGATTATAAATACCTGCAGTGGCTACCGTGATTTTAGAAGTTGCAATGCTGACACCGTTAGCAAAATCGGTGGTATTCAGTGTCATCAACGTAGCTGTATTGGCTACTGCTGTCTGATCCTGATCGCTGGAAAACGCGCCATACGGAACCGATAAAGTTTGAAGCTGGTTAAGTATGCTTTCTAACCGGTTAAAGTACAGACGCAAAATGTTATTGAGTTGGTTCTGGTACTGCTCGTTATATACCGGCGTAGCAAACGGCAATGCAGGGGGCTGCACCCTTTGGAGTTCGTACTCTGATGTAACAATCAAGCTCATGAGTTACCTCTGCGGCCATCTTGTTTGATGTCAATGCGGGGGCTACCCAGCTGCCATGCACAACCTAATTGATTGGACTCGATCTTCATAATCATCTGACGGCCACGCACCCTGACGTATACCTGACCCGTAAACTCTTCAATCGGCACAGTAGCTGTTCTTACAATCGTAGCGTCCGAATTACCGCCTAAAGAGATTGGGCTGTTGTAGCCTGAACCAGAGTTCTGCATAGGGATCAACGTCATGGTCACTTGCGGGGAGGCAGTATCCGACCCACGGAACGTGATGTCAGGCACGATACGCCAGACAAACCCAAAGTGGTCGCCGTCATCAATGTCAAACTCAGTTGTTTCAATCACTGCGTTAATCGGCAGGGTTGTACCTGTTTCGTTGTCATCATTGCCCTGCTCGTGGAACACAATGTTGTAGCTGTAGGTAGCCGCCATTGGATGCTGGCGCAACGCAGAGTCAAGCCACGCTGTACGGGCCATTGTTCCATACGCCCACACATCTTCTGCGTAGTTATAGGTAACGTATTTATCAATCGTGAACGAGTTGGCCGAGCAGTAGAAGAACCAGACTTCGTTAAAGCCTTCATTGGTAGATGCAAAGATCTGAGCGGCCTGCTCTAAGTTAATGTCTTGGAAGATGTACTGACGCAAGTCACAACGCAACGTCTGTGTACGGCCATCGTATTTGTAGAACTTATCAATACCCATCCAGTAAGTCACACCAGACGCAATGGCGCACGCATTTGGACCAGCAATAGACAAGTTATCAGCCAATAACTGAGCGCCCCATACAGCTGGTGGGCCTTGGTACTGCATGGAATACAAAGCAGAATCTGTCCAAACCAATATCTCTTGGCGGGACTGTAAGGCCGTTACAATTTTAGACCCTCTAGACAGCTGTAAGCTACCAGCCTGATTGGTCGCAGCGGGAAACCATTCAAGGTAATCTTCTTGGTCAGACCAACGAATGAGCGTTGGGTTCTGGTCAGCCGAGCCGTAATCGTTACAGCCAAACGCAAACGTAAACCTAGATGAATCAGAAATCAGAATTAAGTTCTGAACTGTAGGAACAGAGCTAGCCCCTACCAAACTAGAAATCAAAACACCCCGTGTTGTCAATGACGTATTGGCTTTCCAGATGTATATTTGGCCTCCGTTAGGACCAAAGATTAAATCTTCACCAAAGTTAGCCTGACTCCAGATACGCATTTGGTTGGTTGATGCCGAACCAATACCCCACGTACCAGACCCCCATGCACCCGCGCCCCAGCCAACTAAAGGAATGGCAAACGCTGTACCAACGTTAACTTGGTATGCCGCTACGACAGCTGCCCCACCGCCCGTAGTTGTTGCGTTAGCCGCAGATGCCGCTGTAATTTCATATGTTGTTGTAGACGTACCAATAGTAGAGAGTTGATATTCCCCATTAAGGGTTAGTCCGGCAACAGCTGTAGCACCGCTAAAGGTTACAAAGTCACCATTGATATAACCGCCCGTAGCATCCGTTACAACTACTGTGGTTGAGCCTGATGTGGTGGCAAATGGGTTGTTAACAAGCGTTGCTGGGGTTTTGCGCAAGGGAGTAATGTCGTTATACGCACCGCCAGACTCAATGTAGTACTTTAAATTAGTACCCACGCTCAGTAAATTCTGCCCGCCCAGAGTCACCCAGTTCCACAAAGAACGGCAAACCCCTTGGAATATCGTAGAAGAAATGCGCTGCCAGCCACCAATTTTCTCTGGTGTGCCTTGGCGAAATCTTATCTTGTCCGAAACATAGTAGCCATTCTCCGATGTGTATCGAGTATTTTCTCTGTTTACACCGGCTTTCTGCTGAAGTTTCTTTAATGGCATGGGCAGTCCTAGGATAAAAACACGGCCCGCTCGTCAATACGGCGATTCTGTAGCCCTTTGAGAATTTTACCCCCCGCCATGCAATATTTCAACAACTCTTCTGCTGCACCGGCCATATCACCACGCAGTACCTTTTGGCGCAGGGTTGAACGCTGAAGAGTGCCCAGTCCTACATTGAAAGCAAAAGATACCAGTGCGTCAAACTGTCCTTGAGTAAGAGGCACAGGACAATAAGTAACCACGCCTTTCTCAAACCGAGCAAGGTCTGCCCTAAGTATTGCATCGACTTCCTCCATTGAATGTTTACGCATGGCCTCTGGCGGTGGCACAAAGGCATCGCGCTGGTCTATCTTGAGCTTGCCTTGCTCTGGAAACATTACGTGCCCAACTCCCACAGTCCAGAGCTTGGCTGGGCATTTGTAGGGATTCTGCCTCACGCCCTCGTGATGACGGATCATGTTTAAACACTTGGCTGAGATCTTCATTTGCCAAACGCCCGGCCACCAAAGTGGAAAGCAATGATGCTGGCAAACAGGGCTTGGGTTTCGGGATCCCACAGCATCTCGGCTAACTCGGAGAACGGCACACCACGGCTCCAGCCATAGGCAAACAAACCTACATCTACAAACACTAACAGGAAGAAAAAACCGTAAGTAATGACTGGGCGAACGCTGGCACGAAGGTTCTTCATCCACTCGCTGGTTCCCTCGTTCAAGGCTGTATCGTGGGCATAGATGGCCTGCATCTCAGCCTGTTGAGCGCCAATCAGAATCTGTTTGGTGTTAGCCGCGCTCTCTGTTTCCAACTGTTCTGACTTGATATGCTCAATACGTTCTTGCGCTTCAAAGCCTGCTTTACGTAGCTCTAGCTCACGCTGTATCTGCATTTGGGCAAGGTTTAGCTCGTGCTTCTTATCTGCACGGTCTTGGAAGAAGTCAAGAATCTTGGGCAGGCCGCCCATCAAAAATGAGATTAGGGTTGAGAGTAGTGTCAGCATTTAAAGTCCAATCATTCCAAGAAGTTTATCTACAATTTTGCCCGCAAGCTCGTCAGGTAGGTACTGGAGCAGTCCAAGCACCCACCACGCCACGCACAGCCTGACAAAGACTTTGAGGAAAAGGTCAAACTGTTTCTGGTACTCATTCACCGACCACACCTTGTCTTGGCACAGTAA